ACGAGGCGAGCCGATGCGTCATATCTCGCCTGATGAATCAGATCGATGAGTGCATCTTGCATGACCAATGAATTCAAATGGACCCCGCTCCCGACTTAGACGACGACCACGACTTCGACCCCGACCACGACTTCGAACCCGACTTCGACCACGACTTCGAACCCGACCACGACCCCGACTTCGACCACGACTTCGACCTCGAACCCGACCGCGACCACAACCACGACCGCGACCCCGACTTCGAACCCGACCACAACTTCGGCCGCGCCCGAATCCTTCTTCGCTGATATTTGATGCCAGTCTCGAGCTCTATATCCAGCAATACGAGGCGAGCCGATGCGTCATATCTCGCCTGATGAATCAGATCGATAATTTGTTCAAGTGTGTCACTCACGTCCCACCCCGCAGCGCGGCGGCGATGTTGTCGTCTTGATCACCGTCGTATCGATAATCGTCGGCATACAAGCGTTGCGTCATGAGCTCGGCCCATGCCTTCGGAGGCGCATTCACTCTGCACGCAATGCAATACCAGAATTCTTGTGACGATGACCACGTCGCATCGACTTCGCAAACCGGACACCATACTCGTGCACTCTGCACGCGGCTCACGTCCCACCGCGCATCTGCTGTATCGTCGCTTGGCGAAACTCCGCTACCCGGCGCCACCACCGCGTTGCGCGGCGCAGTGTTCGTTCGTCGCAGTTGCATCCGCCGTTGGTCGACATCCCGCCGCCTGACAAGGCAGCAACGCAATCGGATCCGCAAGACACGAGTGGAGAGTCACCCGGTGGCGTTTGTAGCAGTTGGATAAAGCCACGAAGTCGGCGCACTTCGTCTTCCAACGCTTCGACACGTGCGTTTCGCCTCACGTCTTCACCTTTTCGGCGAGCACCCAAAGGCCTAGTATTTCAAATTCAGTCCACGACGACTCGCTCCCGCATCGTCGCCAAACGATGCCGTTCCAGCATTGGAGCTCCTCGGGGCGCGCCATGATTCCCGTGAGTTCAATTCGATAGATGCACTTCCCGCCTATGGCCCTGACAGTCTTGCGCTCACGCATCTTCCGAATCGCCCACGCGAAACTCCTGCCCTTCACCGGAAGCACGCGGATGCGGACACGGGAGAGCGATGCCTTGAATTCCGTAGACGTAATTAGCCACTCGTCGCGCTCGCGCTTACTCCCAAAATCGCGATGCACCACATATCGAGGGTGATGCATAGTCGCCCGGTATACTCGTGCACTCTTTTCACTCACTGTAAAACCCTCCTCTCCACGCCCATATCTTGGCGCGACGACCCTGGCTTCTGCGCGGGCATCGTCATCGCGACACAGCCAGCTTGCTGTCCGTCGTCGTCGGCTCTTCGACAATCAACTCAAGAGCACGCCTCGCCAGCGGCTTACGCAAAAGCTTCGCCTTGCCGTCGTTCTCGATTTGCCGAACTCGCTCACGAGTCATGTTCATGCGCGCTCCAAGCTCGTGCAGATTGAGCGGACCGTTGTCCGCTTCGTCCAATGCGCACGAATAGGGCATGTCCTCTACTTCGATATTGGGGAAGTTACGTTTGATACTGCCAACTTCGGTGACATCTAAATAAAGATGCATCTTGCACGAAACAAATGGACAAGGTCGCTCTGTCCCGCACTCACTACGCGTCTTCGGGCGCTCTACGTCTTCGGGGTACGGGTAGAGAGCAGCGCCGGCAGCGAGCTCCTTTTGCGTGATGAGCCGCATAGGCTGCGTTGTGGCGCGGGTCGAGTGCTTTCTCGTGGAGCGGCCGCGATCGTATTCTGCGCGGGCGTCGGGCTCGTTGACGCGAAGGTGGAGGGTCACGAGAGCTGCATCTCCTCTTGCAGCTCGAATGATTTCCTTTGTGCGACCGAGCGAGAGGTCGACGCAATCGACAGCTCGCTTCTCCGCACTGTTGGTTTGAGCCTGGGTCTTCTTTTTCATGGCACTCCTTTTGATCGGTTCTGAGACTTGGTTTCAGCTGCTGGTCAGGAGTCGAACATCCTGAGTTGCTTGGAGTCGGAGCGGGCCGGCCCCACGGCCAGAAGCAATTGCCCACTAGCGAGGGCCTCTAGATGGGTAAAAACGAATTCCGCTCTATCGATGAGAATGGCAAATTGACTATTCACTTTCATCAGGCGTCGAGCCTCACCAGCTATCTTCTGGGGACTCGCTCCCGTGCGCGTCGCGGTCCACCTGATCGCGCGTTGCATCTGCTTGCGCAGGAGCGGATTGTCCCCGATATACACCGCGCCAGCGCAGTAGCGGGTTGAGGCCTCGTCATGAGCGATTGGGGCAGCGGGTGCCGGCTCTCCAAGGACGCGAGTTGACTCTCTGAAGCTCCGAACGGCTTCGCGGTAGACAAGGATGACCTTGTCCAGCACGCGAGTTGCTTCGGGTGTGTCGCTCTTCGCCGCAACCTTGATCGCACCGGACTCGCTGAGCCAATATTCGAGTGCGGGCCGGCCGCCGCGCGTGGAGGTTTGCGCCACGATGGCGATAACCTCAGAATCATTGAGGATTTTGGCTTTTACCAGGCGGAATACAAGCTTCCGAACGTCCGCAGGACGCGCGTAGCCAAGCTGCTTCGCTAGCTCGACGTCCAATCCGTAGAGTTCCCCATTGCGGGAGACGTATTGCCGATCATCGACTCGCACTATTATTTCGTTCAAGTGTCCCTCCGTTCAACTAGGTGCGCCTAAGCACCCACAATTTGTGGCTGTTTTTCACTGCTAACCCGACACGTGGAATTGCGTGCATCTTGCACTAGGTGCAGATTGCACAAACCCTAGGGGGTGGAGTTACGCGGCGCGATCGGGTGGGGGAGATTCGGAGGCGGGCTCTCGCCACGCTTTCACCGGAATTGCGAACTGCGACTCGAGCCGACAAGCCATTTCGATCGAAGGCATACGGTCGCCCTCGACCCATCGGAAGACTTGCGCGTGGCTGCAGTCCAGCTGCTTGGCGACGTCGCGATACGACTTTTTGACCAACACCGCTCGCAACAACAGGCACCCCTGCGTGACATCTCGAAGCATCCCAGAACTATGGTTCTAACTGAAAACGTTTGCAAGTAGAAACATTTTGCCCGCGAAAGGACGTGTTACCGCTTGGAAACGATGGCTGCCGCGAAGAAGAAAAGCCCTGCGATTGGTGCGTTGGGCAAACGAGTCAGCGATGCTCTGCAGGCAGCCGTCGATGCTGGGCATGTGAAGAATGCGGCCGAGGTGGCTCGCCTAACTGGCGTACTTCCCGGCTACATAAGCGGCCTGATAAACGGACACCGCGGCGACAACGCCTCCGCCGCCATCATCGGAAGGCTAGCAACGGCGCTCCGTTGCGATGTCCAATGGCTGGCCACGGGAGAGGGCACGATGGCGCGCAAGGACCCCACCCCCGGCTTGACTGAGGAAGCCGTTAAGCAGGTGGTCGCTGCCGAGCTCGACCGCCGCGCCGCCCCTCCGCCCCAGCAGACCCGCACGCAGTGGTGGGACCCCGACCCGCGCTACCCGAATCTGGCGAAGGTCATCGCCCGCCTGGACGCCGCTGGGGACACGCGCACGAGCGCTTCGCGACGTTTACGTGAATTCTATCCTACATCCGCACACTCATTTGAAGGAGCTAGAAACGTTTCTATTTGCAAACGTTTCTATCTGGAACCATAACTAACCCATGAGCAACGCAACGACGGAATGCCCCGCGACGCTGAACGATATCGCCGCCGCAATCGCAGACGACGCAACCCGTTTCCCGGCCCCGCGCGTGACCCGTCGCTGCCCGGTATGCGAAGGCCTCGGCCACATCGTAATGGGCTACGACGACTGCGACGTCGTCGAGCGCTGCCTCGTGTGCCGCGCGACGGGCCGGGTTCGCGACACGGCAATCATCTTCCGCGCGGGCAGCACGTGGAATCTCGTGGACGTGTGCACGCTGACGGGCGAGTCGGTCGAAGACATCGTCGAGTGCGCGGACGAGTGGGACGAGCCGGGGCTGATGATGGTGTTGGAGTGGTGTTGGCAACGCAAACAGGACGAACTGGAGAGCAAAATGACTATCGAATGCAACGCAGATGTAGGTCACCCGTGCGACGCGAACGACGGCGACCCATGCCCCGCTTGCGCACGTGAGGAAGCGGAGCATCGCGCCGAGTACGACGCCGCGACACCAGCCGAGCGACGGGCCGTCATGACCGACCCGTTGGTGGCCGCATGACGGACACATACAAAGAAACCATGGAGCTTTTGCGCATGGCACATCAGCGGGCTGGAAAGCTAGTGGACAAGCGTCTGGCGCGCGCCATCGAAGGCAACCTTGATTTTGCTGGCGAGCTATACGCGGAAGCTCTCGTCAACACGCGCACGGACGCACCGGAGGTCGCATGACACCCATGGGCTTACGCGTCCGCGACGTACCGTGGCTCATCGTACGAAGCTGGCTGATGAGTGTGAGTGAGACGTTGCGGCGCTTGGCGTCGTCGTGATCGAGTTCAAGCGAGCGGTACCACATCGCGCCAACCGACACATGACGCAAGAGCAGAGGTTTGAGTTTTACGTGGTGCGCCGCGACAACGATTGTTGGGGGTGGAGAGGAAAATCAGTTCAGCGAGGTGGATACGGGAGCATGCGTCACCACGGCAAAAGCATGGCGGCCTCACGCTACTCGTGGCTTCTTCACAGAGGCCCGATTCCAAGCGGCATGTTCGTGTGTCACACGTGCGATAACCCGCAGTGCACCAACCCATGTCATCTCTTTCTAGGGACACCTGCTGACAACACTCGTGACGCTCTTTCGAAGGGGCGTATGAGCCAACTTGGAGCCGCTCGACCTTGCTACGCGAGGGGCGCGGCGCATCACTGGCACGGCGCCCACAAGGGCGAAACCAACGGACGCGCAAAACTTACGGCGGCCGACGTTCAAATGGTTCGAGCACGCGCGGCAGCTGGCGAATCGAGAGCGGCACTTGCTCGTGCGTTTTGCGTGTCGTGGACCGCGATCAACTTCGCCGTGAATGGCAAAAACTGGAGAAGCGTATGACTCTACAAATTCGTAAAGCAACCAAGACCCAGGCCCGTCTTCGTATGGCGATTCACGGGCCATCCGGTTCAGGCAAGACGATGACATCGGTGCTCATCGCAAAAGAGCTTGGCAGTAAGATATTGGTCATCGACACGGAGCGAAGCAGTTCAGAAAAGTACGCCGATTTAGGCTTTGACGTGGCGCCGCTATCGCCGCCGTATCACCCGAAATTCCTCATCGAATCGCTCCCAACACTTGGCGACTATGATGTCATTATCGTGGACGGGCTTACGCCGTTTTGGAACGGGGCCGGTGGACTACTTGAGTTGCACGACGAAGAGGTCAAAAAGCAAATCGCAACCGGACGCAAGGTCGACACATTCGCCGCGTGGAAGAACATCACGCCTATTTACCGGCGCATGGTGGATGCGATTCTTGCGTGCCCCTCGCACGTCATCACGACGCTGCGAGCAAAGACGGAATACGAACGCGACGACAAGGGGAAGATTCACAAGAAAGGCTTCGCGCCTGAGATGCGCGATCAATTCGACTACGAGCTCGACATCGAGGCCTCCATTATTGAGGACGATGGCGGCCACTACATGGCGATTCGCAAGAGCCGTTGCTCTGCGCTGTCTGGTAAAACCTTCCGCAATCCAGGCAAGGATATTGGGTCGATACTCAAGTCGTGGCTAACGGAAGGGGCGGTGAGCCCGCCACCAGCGATTGCACCGCCTTCAGCCCCCGCCACTCCGCGATCTGTCTCGACGGAAAGCGACTATGACAGCATCAAGGCCCGCTTCACGGCTGGAAATCTGGACGGTATCGGTGCCGTCATCAGAGCCGCTTCGCTGACTGAAGATCAACTCGCGGAATTCCGTGCGCTCTACACGAAAGCGCAGGCTGCCTGATGGGCTTGCGATTTTCTGCGAGCAAAACCGGGCTGCTCTTTGGATGTCGATATCCTTTCCGCAGCGACATCGGCGTGCCCGCTGATGTCCCAAGCGAGGCATCGGAGCGCGGTACTCGCGTGCACGCTGCAATCGATGGCGGGCCTGATGTGCCAGCCGAAGAACAAGGCTATGTCGATGCGGCGAAGCGCTGGCAAGCTGCCAATTTCTTGGCAGCAGACTGGCGCGTAAAACCGCGTAGTGAAGTCGCACTCTGGTGGAACGGCGGCACGAAGCGCGGCGAAGCAAAGCTCGATGGGCGCACGTACTCGGGAGGTCCAGAGCATGCCGTCTACGGCACCGCAGACTTGCTCGATGAGACTCCAACGCGCAGATGGATCTGGGACTACAAGACCTCAGACCGAAGCGCTTGGAAAGCGGAGCCTCAGCTACTGACGCTAGCAGTCATCGCAAATGCCGATGGCTATGGCGCCATCGAGCTGCGCGCCGATGGCACGTATCAAGAGCATCACATCAAGCCGCTAGATCCATGGGACGCAGACGAGCACGCACGCAAGCTCATCGCTCGCCTTGCTTCGGTCGAAGGCTCTAAGCCAGAGCCTGGCGATCATTGCTCTGACTACTACTGTCCGCTTCGTGGGACGTGTCCCGTCTACGTGGAAGTAGCGGAATCGGCGGTACAGCTAATCGCGCCGACTGCGCTTGTGCGACGCAAAGTAACCGACCCAATTGTCGACGGCGAAGGCCTCGGGGAAGCGTTGAGTTTTTTGGAGCTGCTTGGAAATTGGGTAGATGCAAAGAAGAGAGAGGCGAAAGCCTTCTGTGACTCTCAGGGCGGGGAAGTGCGCATCAGCCCGACGCACGTCTATCACGCTGTACCCACGAAGCGGCACGGCACAAGTGTGGAGCGCCTCACTGCGCTCGCTCGAAAGCGTGGCGCGACTGACGAAGACCTACTCGCTTGCGAGTCGGAGAAGACAACGCCGACCTATCGGCGACAGGCAAAAGCAGAGAGGAAAAGTGCATGATACACGCGACGATTACAGGCAATATCGGCAAGGACGCGGAGACGCGCGCGATACCATCAGGCGACACTGTCACAAGCTTTTCGGTCGCATCGAACCGCAAAGTCAAAGAGCGCGATGAGACCACATGGGTCACCGTGCATCTTTGGGGCAAGCGTGGCGAGAAGCTTTCGCAGTACCTTACGAAGGGTACCGCGGTTACTGTTGTCGGAGAATTCACGACGCGCGAGTATCAAGATAAGAGCGGCGAGAAGCGTACGTCACTTGAGTGCAGAGCGAGCGACATCGCTTTGCACGGTGGCGGAAACGCCGAATTGCGCCACGCGAAAGCGAAGTCGCCCGAACGCGATCGCCCCGATAGCGCTGGCGATGCGTATGAACCGAATTTCTGAGGTTTCCTAGCTCTACTGTAGAGCAGTTCGTCGGTATCGGACCGGTCTCGCAAGCGTGGAGTGTAAGCGAGCCGACGGCTTGGCGGATCATCCCATGTCTGGGCGCCCAGCGATGGTTTCTGCGTACACCCGCACACCCATCTTTGGACAATCGGACTGCCTCACCTTGCGCGCTGACTAGTCAGCGCTACTCTGTACTCATGAGCAGCGGATGTCGCGGCTCGCAGGAGGATAGCAAGATGGATTGGCAAGCAAGCGAGCAAGTGATCGGCAGTATCAAGGCGATTACATCAAGCGTGCGCATCAAAGGCTGCCGAGACGCCGGGGCTTATAAAAAAGTCGTTGTCGTCGCGGTGTTTGCCACGAGCGGCGCACCGATCGCTGCTCTTCAGTCTGCGCGAGAGATGCTGGATTACGCAGGCGGTCGCGCGATCACTGACACGCACGGATCAGCCGTAGCGCTCACCACGGAGCAGATCGCAGAGATTGAAGCGCACTTCGCCTGAGCCATCGCCTTGTGCTCTTGACTGAGCACCGGGCGGCAGTTCAGCCGATGGGGAGAGAGCATCATGAAGACCTTCGTATTTTTCGTGCAAGCGGATGGTGGCGCGATCGTGGACGGCGTGACAGGCGACGAGATGGAGCTGGGCGAAGGCTCGATGAGCGCGGATGAGGCGGTCGCTGAGCTCAAAAAAGGCAGCGGCAAATCGTATCGCGTCGTCAAGTCGAAGGAGTCGAAGCACGGCACCACGCACTTCGTCGAAGCGGTCTAAGTGATGGGGTCATCCGCAGGGCGCGTGAAAGCACCTCTGCTGAAGCAGCGTCGCAAATTCCTCGCGACGCACACTCTCATCGTCAAGCATGGCTTTATCGTCGTACGACGCGTCATCAAGCCGGACGGCACCGCGTCGCTCTATCAGCGCGCGGAGTGGAACGCGGGCAGTGCGCCGCTCTACACGCTCCGCGACTCGAAGCTTTTTTGCGATAACGAGTGGGTCGACTCGTGGAGTCTCCCTCCGCGTGCGAGTGGAAAGGGAAAGGCGCTCACTCATGCGGAGCGTGGCGAAAAAAAAGGCCCGCAAGTGTCGTGGCATATGACGCGCGATCTTTTCGATCGCATCGAATCAGTGCGCGGGACTACGCCGCGCAGCACGTGGATCGAAAAAGCGTGCGAGCGATGGCTGAAGACAAAAAGCAAAAAGCCCCAAACCGCCGGGTAGCGAGCCAAGCATGAGCCGTACGGCATAGAGTACGACCGATGCGATGATGAGAAAGATGCACATGGTTATGAGAAAAGAGATCATACTGCTCCACCTTTCGAAACGTACTCTCTCAGCTTCGACACTGCGCCGAGCGTGAGCGGACCTACGCGCCCATCGATGGCGCCCTTGTAAAACCCGAGTCGCCAAAGCGCCTGCTGATAGTCCTTCCACGTGCTCTCAGTCGAGCCGAGGAACAGCGACCGCTCGCGCCACCTTCGCCCCGCAAGTACCGCGTTGACGACGACAGGACCCTGAGCGCCGTCGCGCGCCATGCACCAAATTAGGAACGCATCGGCCGTGTCCGGTCCGGGCCAGCGCTTCCTGACTGACGATGCTGCGAGCGCGGCCGCGCCGATGTTGTACGCCAGGCTTACCAAAGCATCGAACTGGTTCTGCTCTGGTGCGGGGGTGAGCTTTGAAACCACGGCTTCGAACCGCACCAGGTCCCGCTTTTTTAGCGCGATGGCTTCGTCGTGCGAAATGCCGTTCGGCCACGACTCGCCGGGCATGATGCGATGCCCCCATCCGATGGTTTCGTAGCCAGCGGTGTCCTTGTACGCGTGACTGCAGAAACCCTCTTCGTTCGCGATAAAGCGAAGGCCGATGTCGCTCGTTACACCCATGCTAGCCCCCGTTCCGCTTGTTCTTTCACGAGCGCGTCGGTCCAGTAACGCTTCGAAAACCGAACGCCGCGGATGCCAAACGTTGAGCCACGGAGAGGGTTAGGAACAATGCCGGGATTGCCAACGGCCCACTTTCCGGCCGCGGTCCCCACGTTGTTGCTTCCTGCGATGCCTTCGATAGTCACGCCGTTGATAGCGAGGATGAAATAGTTGTTTCCGTAGCGAATCGAGACGTGGTTCCATTGGCGGACCGTCATCGTGCCGTAGGGCGCCGCGGAGTTGACGGCGATGACGTCGGTGCCGCCGCCGTGCTTGTTGTTGACCGTGTAGTAGCGGTACGCGTCGGTGCCTGCTCCGATGGTGCTCGAACTCGACGTGGCAAGCCATGCGTCCCACTCGGCTGAATAGCCCGCTGCGGTAATCGCGTTCGTGTTGCTTCGGCCAATCACGAACATCGCTGACGACGCCGTCGAGCCGAGGTAGGACCAGTGCAGCCAGAACGAGAGCGTCCACTGCACGGGAATCGCTATAGCGCTTGCAGCGGTGGCGAACCCGTAGGAGTTTTGCGGCAGGAATACCGCCGTTTTGCCGAACGGGCCTCGGGTGACATACCCGGCCGGTAGCGACGTCGCCGCGGCCGCCTGGTACGCGGTAAGCACCTGCGCCGTACCGCCTGGTACCGCGTTGCTCGACGACGCCATCGCCGTGTCGCGGTCCTCGTCGTAGAAGTGCGCAAACAAATCGTCCGCATCGAACGGAATATCCGGAAGCAACTCGGAGTTGCGAACCCACGTGAGGTTGTTCGTGCCGACGACGTCCGCGCCGATGAGGGACGTGCACGACCATCGCGTGTTCGCCCAGAGCGTGCCCTGGTTTACGACCACGTTCGCTCCTGAAGCGTTGCTGCCGGCGGTAAGCACGATGCGCGTCCAGGCGCCTGCAACGACGAGATAGGTGCCGTTCTCGGTGCTGAGCGCGTTGTTCGAAACGAAAACCGGATCGCCCGCAGCGATGGTCACGTCGTCAAAGGAGGCCGCGGCCGGAACGCCCGTGAGCGCGACGTTCGCGCGCGCGACGGCTTTGACGCGGATGCGGTAGTCGACCGTGACGTACGGCGAGGTGACGACGGTCGAGTTCGTCGTCGAGCCGCTCTGCATGTTGAGCACGAGCTGTCGAAGCTGGTCGACGCTCCGCTTCACCGCCTCAGGATTGGTTGGGTCCTGAAGCGGTTCGGTAGCGATTTGCTTGAGGTCGTTCCGAATGGCCATTACTTAGCGGGGCCGAACTTCACTTCCTCGGCCATGTCGGCGATCGCGCGACCGGCTGCGTATTGGTCAAGCTCGCCACGCACAAGGTCCGGGCCAAGGCGGGTGATCAGGATTCGAAGCATGGCCTTCGGTGCGTCCTCGCCTTCCTCGATGGCGTAGTCGACGACGCTTGCGAAGAGCCGTGCGAAGCCAGACATGCCGATCAGATCTTCGACGACTCCGGCAAGCGAAGTCACTTCGCACCCCCGTCCGCGTACTTCGCTTCAACGGCTTCGCGGCATGAGCGCGACTGTTCGCGCGTACCCGCTTCAGCAACGCATGACACGAGCTCCGACGTGAACGATGCGGCGCGAGGGTCGACCTTCGCCGACGCGCATGCAGTCAGCGCCTCGGGGATCATAAGGCCGATGAGTATGACGATGGGCAGTGCGAACTTTTTCATTTCATGTCCTTCGGTGTAAAAACAGCCATCCAATCGACGGTCGGTAGGAGCCACGTAATCGAAGGGAGCATTGCGTAGAACGGGGCTTTGCCGGTCCAAATCAGCGCGGTAGCGACGCCAGTCAGCACGAGCCACGCGGCGAAATTGCACAGGTCTTTATAGTCGCGGTACATCAGTGCCCCCTTGCCGTGACGACCCAATCGAAGATGCGAACAAGCAGCGGAATCGCGACCGTCATCGTAGCGGCAATCTTCTGCCGCGACACTTTCGACGCCTTCGCGTTCGTGGCCTGCGCGTCTTCAATGCGAGCAAGACGCGCATGCATCTCGTCCATGTAAACGGCAGACGCGGCCATTTCCGAGTCATGTTCCTGCACGGATTCCGAGACGGCACGGAGCGCTCGTGGCGCTATCGAGTCGAGCTTGCGTTGGCGGTCCTCTACCGCTGACATTCGCACGCCTAACCGAGCCGACTCGGAGCCTTGCCGCTGCTGCTCGTGCCGCATGAGGTTCATCGTCACGTTGATGCCCTCGAGAAGCTGCAGCTCGTGCTCGTTCATTTGACGGGCTCGGCTTCGACTACCTCGACCTTCGTCGTGGCAACCGCGTCCGTTACGACCTTCGCATCTAGCGTCTCGTCCACGGCGTAAACCATGTCGGCGCCGTCCAGCACGGGTACGCCCCGAGTCAGAACTGGCGGAGCTCCGTGGATGCCGCCTCCAATTTCAACTTGCTGAATCTCTGCGACCTTGGAGACTCTGTCGATTTCAGCAGCTAGCTTTTCCAAGTCCGATTTCGTTCCGCGCAATTTCATCATGTCACCGTCAGCGCATATCGCGCGGCTAGATAGTCGACGACAGAGCGCTTTTCCGCGACCGCAAGGGCCGCATTACACAGCAGAATTTCAAAGACTTTTCCGCGGAATTCTGCGCTTGCTTGGCCGCCTACGGCCATACGGCCGAGTGCGTTTGTCGATGAGATTGTGCCGGTCGACGAGACCGTCGCGGAGTTTTGAAAAATCGCGGATGTCGTGTTGTTGTACTCACCGAGAATAATCTTCGGCGTCGTCAAGAGTGTGCCTCCCGACGCGTTCAGCAGCGCACTACCCAAGAGCCCCGGAATACTGGTTGCGCCAGCGACGTTGAGAGTCAAACGCGGCCCAGCTGGTGCGTCTAGAAGTGACCGGTTACCAGCAGCAGAACCGATTTCAAGCGCGACGATAATCAGCGTGAGCGGCTGCGAAATATTGGCCGCCCATGCGCCTCGCGCGGGCATAAATTTCGATGACGCGCCAGCTACGTCGAATTGCAGCGAAGCCTGATTGTTACCCGCAGCGTCCGATGCACTGTACACGGGTTGCAAGCCGGTCGTGGCCTGCACGAAGTCTTTATTTGAGTCGCCAGCGACTTGATTCGCCCACACGCTGACGCCCGTGGCGATGGTGATTCCCAGGTCCGCGCGCCACCAACCGACGAGCGACGGGAGCTGAGTGGGTGAGAACACTGACGCCGCCGGCACCTCGCTCCACTGCGTTGCGCTACCGCGACGCCCCTGAGGAAGTTCGGCCCAGCCCACTGCGCTGACACGACCGCCCTGCGGCAGTTGGAGTGTCATTTAGTTTTTCGACTTTCCGTTGCCCCTTATGACAGCGGCGCCGGTGCCGGACGTAAACGTCCACACCACGCGAAGCCACTTCCAACTCATGTCGGAAATGTTGAACATGTAGTTTCCGGTCGCTGAAATCGCCTGGGAACTTCCCGACACGTCCGTCCAGTTCGTAACGGCGTTGTTCGCAGGGTTGTTGTCCAGCGTCCTTGTGCCGACGTCGCACGAGCCCTGCAGCTTCAGCGTTCCGGTTGGCGACGTTCCCGTGAGCACGGCCTGTATGGCCAGCGTGTCGATGTAGTCGCAGTTGATAGGGTCGCTGTTTTGCGAACTCGCGAGGTTGAAGTTGGCGCCGCTTATCTGGATCGGAAAGTTCGTTGTCCGCATGCCCTGGCGGGCGCGTTAGCCGGTGATCCTCTGGATATCCGTGGCCGCAAAAGGCCCTGTAGTTTTGCTGGTTTTGCCACCGCGAGGTGCGGCAGCCGAGGGCCCAGCGGAGAACGTCGCCTGCCAATTTTGCGGCTTTGCAACGTCGCCCATGAGCAGCCGAATCGATGCGCGCTGGGCGTAGTCGAGCACGGGAGGATTCTTCCGGGCGGATTCTTCAACAATGCGCTTTTGGACGTCTTCTAGAAGCTTGGGGTAGACGCGCTCGAGCGACTCGAGATGCGCCCGCGAGAGCGTCCCATCTGCGATTCGGTCAAATACCACGTAGGGGTTCAAGACGGTCTCTGCACGCCTTGAGAAGTCCGCCCATTCGCTCTTGGTCGGCGCCCATGGTGCTGCTTTGGCAAACGCATCGCGCGGCGCTGACGGCTTCGGTAGCGCATCATGCAGGTACTGCAGCGCGTCGATTTGCTTTTGCGTATAGGCCTTAGCGATACCTGGCGCGCCACCATCCGCGATGCCCGCGGAGACTTTGCCCACTTCCGTTGCGAACGACTCGGGATTCGCCATCGCAGCCGAAAGCTTGTCGGCGATCGCCTGGTATTCTTTGGTGCCGAAGATGGCTTCGAGATGGCCGTCGGGGGAGCTACGAGCGCCGCTCACGAAGGTTTTCTGCGATGCAAGCGACTCGAGCACGGAAGGAATGCGGTCCGCTTCGAGAGCGGCCTTTCGCATCGTCTGTTCGGTGAATAAAAGCCCGAGCTTCTCAGCCGCCGACGAGGCGATCGAGTTGTAATTCGAGCGCAGGTATTTGTTGCCCATCATGCCGACGAGCTGGCTGACACCACCGCCTACGAGTCCGCCAATGGGGCCGCCGAGCGCGCCGCCTACGGTTGCCCCGGTAACGCTCTGCGCGCCGCCGAGCATGTAATCCGTGAGGCTGTTCGTGCGGTTCGAGATGGCGCGGCCTACGTTCTGTTCGGCCGCCTTGTCGACGAGCACTGCAACGCGAAATTGATTGTTTAGTTTCTTGAGCTCGCTCAGTTTCTCGGCGCCGAGTTCCGATTCCACGCGCGAATCGAGAACGTCCTTGAAGATGTCGCGCGCAGCCTTGTACTGCTTGTCGATCTGCTCGGGGCCGGGCATACGCTCGCCGTAGATGAGCCCATCGAGGTCTCGACGAACCTGCACGAGCTCCTGCGCGTTCACTTCACGAGCGCCGTATTTGTCAGCAAAGTCATCGATGTACGCACTGACCTTCTTCGCGTGGCCTGCGTAACCAACCTTGTCCGCGAGCGGCGTCAGGATGTCATTTCGGAGTTTCTCCGTCATGGCCTCGCCGCTAAATCCCGTTTTTACCTCGCCGTAAATCTCATCGATGCGGCCGCCGACATCGCCTTTCGCGGACTTCGCGCGCGTCGCGAGGTTTGCAAAATCTTCGTTCACTTGCCGTGTAAGGCCAAGCTCTCGGAGCGTGCGGCCAGCTTCGGGAATCTCAGAAAGGCGATCGGAAATCTTCTTCAGCGGGTCGAGCGATTTCAGCGCTTGCTCGTCGGCGTACTTCTCGAGCGCGATACCTGCGCCGCCAGCTTTCTTTACGGCGCGGGAGAAAAGTTCCTTTGCTCCACCACCCACCACGCCCAGTGCTGCGCCTGCTCCGGCTCCGAACAGGAGCGCCTCTGCGGCTTGCTCCGGGTCGCCTAGCGCGGCTTCCGTGATGGCCTGAGGCGCTGCGACCGTGGCACCTTCCACGCCCATCTTGGCGGCGCTCGCGGCTGTCTTCTGAACGAGCGTACGAGCGAGGGACTGCGCCGCTACGTCGCCGACACCTTCCGCTGCGAGGCGACCCGCAAGGCCACGTGTAACAGCTTGCTCGGCGAGAGCGCCGGCCTTTGCTCCAGCCTTGAAGAGTGGCCCGCCTACGAATAGCGATGCGCCGAATCCGGAAACTCCACCGACACCTTGTGCAAATTCGTGTTCTTTTGCGAGCGCTTCGCGTTTTGCGACCTCGAGCGACGAGCCGGTTTTGTTTTGGATAATTTCCGGGACGCCAAAAAGCGCCTGGTTCGCGAACGACGTGAGCGCGACTTGAGCGGCTCCCGACAGGCCTTTGCGCTCGTCGACGTACTCACGCACTGCTGCGTTCTCAGGCGTATCGAGCGTGTAGCCGAGCTGGAGAGCGCGCTGGATATTCTCCTCAGGCACCTCGCCCGGTTTGCCATCGGGATTGATCACGGAGATGGTCTTGCCGCTCAGAATGGGCGGAGTAGCGGGGCCCGCTACGCCTGGGGTGGCTACGGGCATCGTGAGCGGAGCAACACCAGGCGCGGCCGCGGGAGCTCCGGCCATGATGCCAGTGAGCGCGTCGCTGGTAACGCCCGTGCCGTTCAGGATGGCGTCTGCCGAGGTGGCGGCCGGAAGCGCCATTACTTCTTTCCGGTGAAGCCGAGGTTTTGCGACTGCCGGTTTTGCGTCACATTCGGCGCGCCCTTCGTGCGCTGATCGAGCGAGTTTTGGTACGAAGCGTCAACGCGACGGCCCACCTCATTCAGCGTGTTGATAACCGACCCGTCCGTCCAGTTTGAGCTTGGGTCTTTGGGGATTTGCGAGTCGAGCATGTCGTAGTCTGAACCACTGAGAGCGCCGAGCTTTTGAAGGTCTTTGAGTCGCAGGCGCAAGCCAGCAGCAACAGACTTCATCGACTCCGCGCCCTGCGTGTTGAACGTCTCGTGACCGAACTCAGTGCGGAGATTCTTGAGGCGCTCGAGGCCCTGCTTCATGTCCGCATACGCTTCGCCGGAGTCTTTGAGCTTGATGGCGTCGTCCTTGGAAAGCGCCCTGGTCGTGACGACGGCGCCTGATGCATCGCGCATCGGCTGCCCATCTTGGCCAAACACCGGAACGGAACCGCCGCCGTTCTCGTTCGCTTTTGCGCCTGCTTCCGTCGCTTTGATGCGTATCTCTGCGGTGGTTTGCTGGTCTTTCACATCGTCGCGGTGATGCGCGTACTGTTGCGCCGCGCCGGCTGCTGCTCGCGCCTGATGTTCTTTCATTAGCGTCGTCTGCACGCCCGTCTGCGCTGCGCTCATCTTCGCTTGGATGTCGCCAATCATCGCATCGGCTTTCGCCTGCGCTTCGGGACCCTTGTTCTTGGCTTTCATCGTCTCGAGGTTGTCGATCATGTCACCGTAGATCTTTTGCCGCGCCGCTTGGCGAGCTGCCTCGTTCGACTGCGTGACGTTGCGCATGTCACCGAGTAGCGACCGCTGCATTTCGGCGTTCTTGCCCTTGCGGTCGATGGCGGATTCTTGCTGGCGGATATTTTTGTCAATCTGGCGCTCCATAAACGCGAGCGCCTGGTTTGGACCGCCCGTGCGAGCTGCGAGGCCGCCGCCAATGGCCGCACCAAGAACGCCGAGAATGCTTCCGAGCACTCCGGCGTCTTTCCAATACTTCGCGCCGTCGACCTTCGAGTTTTTGTAGTCGTCGACCGCGCCTTTGATGGTGCCGACTTGCTTGTCGATGCTGGCGGCTTCCGCGTCGCGCTTTTGCTGCGCGGCGAAATCGTTCGCCTGCATGCGCGTTTGGTACGCCTCGCGCGACTGGAACTCTGCGTCTGCGGCGTCCTGCGCGTTGACGCGTTGCTGGCCGATGTTGCGAATTTCTTGCTCGCCAAGTTGCTTGTCGCGCTCGAGACCGGCGAGACGTGGGTCCTGCATCGGTTTGCCGCCGCCACTACCACCGGGCCCACCGCCAACCCGCAGCTCCGGCTCCGGCTCCGATGCCAGGTGCAGAGGCGCCGAACCTGCGACGCTGCTAGGCAACGGCGTTCCAGCGCGAGAGGCCTTGTCGATGTCAGCAGCTTTATTCGGGTTGATGGGCGAGCGACCATCGGGCGTCGCAAGAACGCCGAACGAAGGATTGTCGCGTGCGCCTGCATCGATAGCGGCGCCTGTATTCGCGTTCTGCTCCTTAAGAGCTCGTTGCGTGGCCTCGTACTTGGCAACGTTATTTTGAAACCCTTCCGTTTCGCCAACGCCCAGAAGACGCCCGAGGCCATCTGCGAGGCCCGCTTGTGGGATTGTCGCATTCAGTTTGCCGTAATCACGGGAGTCAATGCCCGCGTACTGACTTGCCGGAAGCCCAGGCGCCGATGATGCTGTTGGTGTCGCTGCGGGCCCAAACTGCGCCGCTGTCTGCGGGTTAATTAGCCCCTTAGCTTGGAGTGCGGCCGCGTCGGCAGGAGAGAGTACGCCCATGCACGGGCGCGGCCGTTAGCTGGCTAATTACGCAGCAAAAAGCTTGTGCTCGAGAGCCTTCAGGCGCTTGTGCAAGTCCGCTTGCGCAGCGACCGTTGTTGGCAAAAGTTTCCCGTAGTTCACAACTTTTCCAATCGGCGTGTCGATGACCGCGCGTTTTCCAAGCTCGGTTTTCTCGAGCTCCTGCGCCATGACGGACACGTGCTTTCCGGGCTCGCCGTACGCGTCGTTCTTGTAGTCGTATTTGTGCGTTCCGATCGCATCGAGGAACGAGCGAACGTCCTTTGAGCCGTCTTCAACGTTGGTCTTCAGACGCTCATCCGATGCCGCGAACAGCATGGGAGCCATGGACAGAATCGTGCTCGCGACGCCCATCGCGGTGTTCGTCTTGCTCGCACCTTCGCCTTGCGAGGCGCCCGCGGCGGCAGCGTCCGTAGCGTTCTTGTGCGTTTGGGACTGATGGAAGTTGGATTGGAAATTCTGCTGCTTTTGCAAGTCCGCCATCTGCTGCGCGAGCGACGCTTTTTGACCCATGCCTTGCAACCCGAGCGACATCTGATCGTTCGCGTTGCGAGCGCCTTGCGCTTGCTGCGCTTGGAACTGCGACTGCGCCGCGTCCATGCCCTGCGCTTGCAAATCACGGCCACGAAGCGCATCAGAGAATTGCCCGTATTGCCCCATCGCCTGGTTCATTTCCTGCGCACGCAACGAAGCCGCACCGGCCGCTGCATTCTGCGTTGCGTCGCCCGCTTGCATCGCTCCCATGCGTTGCGCACCGGCTCGTGCCATGCCGCCTCGTGCCGATGCGGCTTGCGCCATCGCTTGGCGTGCGGCTGCGTCGGTGCCCATCTGAAGCTGTGACTGCGCGGCGCTTGGGCCAAGGCCCATCGCTGCATTTCGCTGCAGACTCAAGGCGTCGACAAGCGAACCGCGAGCTTGCATCCCGAGGTCACGCGACTGATCCGCTTGGCCGTAGTCCGCGAAGTTAGCGCCGCGGCCTTGCGCGTCTTGCGCCATGCCTTGGAACGCGCCCTCTTTGATGCCGTGGTAACCGGCGTCGCCCGATGCGGCGCCGACCGCCTCCGCTTGGCCAAGCACGCTTTGCAGGTAGGGGTCGCCGCCAGTCGCAAGTCCGCGGCCTAGTTGCCCACGATTGTTATCAACCTGCCATTGCGTCTGGCCTTGGCCGATTTCTTCGTTGACGCGGTTGTTATAACCGCGGTTATCCGACGCTGTTTTCGTCGTCCACTCGTCACTGAGTGAGGGTCGCCCGTCCGGTCCAAGTTTCGTGAGTCCCATGATATTTTCCTCCTCACGCGTTTTTGTCTGAAGTCCGAAGCTGCCGTGCGAGTTTCCCATCCACTGCGACTTCGCTCGCGATGCTTCGCAGCGTCAGACCCGCGCCGTTGTCCGCGGCGCCAGTCGACGCATCGGCAATCACGACACTGAAAAACTGGCCTTTTTGCGACGCAAGATGCACGCGCTTCGACGCGAACGCTGAACACGCCAGCGTTGCGTTCGTAGTCGCAAGGTAGGCTCCGCCATCCTTCGTCACAGTAAGGATCACGTTGCACGCGGACGCGGTACCGACAAATCCTACGCTCCGCATGCGGCCGTAACCTGCGAGCGATGCCATCGCCAAAATCGGAAGCGTCACGCCGATCGGAACCCAGTCTTTTGTCGAGCCTTGCCTGTCCCAAAAATCTGTAAGGACCTCTTGAAACACGCGGCCGTCGGTTTGAATGCGCGTCCAAAGCCCTTGGTAGAGGCACGCACTTGGGATGGTTTGCGCCGTGCCCGTGCCAGCCCCGTTGTAATACGTGCCCGTCGTCCAGCACGGGTCGCCCGCGTTGCCAGAGCGGTAATCGTAGTCGAACGCTACGGTGGACGTTCCGGTCAGACGAATCTGATTCGAGTGCGGGATGAGAACCGCTGATGTGATGCCGGCACCCTCCCCGATGAGTGGCAGGATGCGGTGGCCGATAGGCGCAATCTGGAGCGAGCGCGTAAGCAGCTGCACCTCGGCGCCTGACATGAAGCCGATGCCCTCGCCCCATGACACGACGGAGCGCGGGTCGACGCACCCGCTATCGGACTGGACATATTGCGGCAGTGAGAGCGACGAAGCGCCGTTTGCGGCCGGAAGCTGCCCCGCGAACACGTACGTCGCGGTGGACTTGAATACCGCGAGCAGCTCGCCGAGCGAACCAAACGCGACGGGTGATCCGCCTTCGAACGGGTCGAGCGTAATCGCTTCGTTGAAGCCGTAGCCATCGCCTTTAACGAACGGCTTCGAGAACCAAATCGTTCCGTCTTCGCCCGCGAGTACGATGGCGTTCTGGTGGTAGGCGATCGCGCGAGGGCCGGAGGGGATGATGTTGTCGAGCTCGCCGCCAGTCGTGTACAAGATCTCGCGCGCCGTCAGAAGCACGTCCGATTGCGTCGCGTCGAAAGTGACGGTTGGAATGCCGCGATTGTTCGCGACGACGCTGTCGAGATAGTACGTCGCGCCGTTCGCGGCGGTACGCCACACTTCGACGACGACGTCGCTTAAAAGCTCGTCGTTACCGTTGTACTTGTTCGTAATCTGCAGCGTGGGCGCGGTGCCTTGGATGCGGTTGTTCGCGCCCGTGAGTAGCGTCGACCTAGCGACTGACGGAGCGGAGCGGTGACGGTTACCTTGCGCGTCCGTCCACGCGTACGTGAATCGAATTCCGTACGTGCTCAGTAAAGTGAGCGAGCCCGTAGCGGCTTGCGTGAATGCGATCGGCACGGCCATATCAGGCGGATACGCGAACCCAAGCTCGAACACCGTCGAGCCGTCGAAAGCCTGCATGAGCCCGCCGCTGAAAAGCAGATGGTCGGGAGTCTCAACAGTGTGGCGCTTGATATCCGCGAAGTCGGCGGTAACCAGCGCAATTTGGCTGTCTTTGATAGTGAAGTTTACCTCGCTCGAGAGGTTGAAAAGCACCGGCAGCGTGTACGCACGCGACGTAGCGACGACGTCACCAACGATTTGCCAGTTGACCGAGTACCGGTCGGCGTTGGGCGTCGCGAGCTTTCCAGGTCCTGCAATCGCAACGATGCGATGTTGTTTCGTGGGCGTTGTGGCTGCGAGCCCGTTGCCCATGTCGAGAAGGAAGTACGAGCCTTGAATCGAGTGAACGTTGTGCGTCCAGCAGTAGACGCGCCCTGCGGTCAGGTCCTCGAAAGGTCGCGAAACAACGTTCAAATACGAGTACGCGATGGTGCCAGACGCGACGAGGGATGTGGTGAGCTGAGCGAACGACGTCGTGCCGTTGTACGTGGCCGCGAAGTACGCGCTGCCGCTCGCGAGCTCTTGAATCGCGATGCGGTTCGGGCCGGACGTGACATAGGGTGCAGACCCGAGCGAAACTGGCCCCACGAGCGCAACCAGCGGAACGGTGAGCGTCCAGCCACGGCTCGTGAGCGTGGCGCCGCCATCGGTGTGGTTGTAGACGAGCCACACGCGTGCGCTGGTGACGCGGATCGAAAAGTTTGTGATGTTTGTATGTGCTGCGCCAAGCGTCGTAGCTGTACCGAGCGTGTACGACGCGTTGACCGTTCGGACTTGGATGCGGTTTGCGCCAGCCGCGAGCTCGTAAACGACGACCCACTGGTTCGCGACGTTCAGGTCAACATCGAACGCCGTGAATGCGAGTGTCCCTAGCGCCAGAGTCGTCGTCGTCCCGAACGCGAGCGTCAGCGCATGGCACGTGGTCATGCGGATGCCGGTGACAGCCAACGCGTTCGTCAGCGCTCCAAAGAAGATGCCGAATAAGTTATTCGTCGGGTCTGCGACGACTTTGCAGGAGATGACGAGATTTGCCGTCCCGCCGCTGCCGCTCACGATGCCCGTACCGATGACGGCGCCCGTGTCGAGGCGCTCGAGCGAGTACTGCAGCTCGAGGTTCGCGTTGTTCCACACGGTCATGCGGACGTTGCCAATCACCGCGGACGAAGCGTGAACCCCATAGCCGCTTGCGGCGCCACGTGTTGCAGCCGCAATGGTGCGCGTGTCGATAACGCACTCTGAGACGTAGTCACGAAACGACCATGGCGTCGACGACGAGGGGTCGCCAAGCGCGTCGAGCTCGCCGTTACCGATGCGCAGCAGCCGGCCCTTGTACGTGCAAAGCGTCTCCGGCGTCGGGCAATTCCCGCTCGCATCAGGCGGTCGTGCCCCACCGATGCGTTGGTTTGGTGTGACGCTCGTTCCCGTGATGCACGTCGTACCGACGCGCTTCGTCAGCGAGCCGATACGGTCATAGTGCACATTCGTAAGCGCTTGCGGACGCGGGGAAAGAAGTGGATCGGAATCGAGATCGATACCGCCAGTGATCGGAATGGGGATGGTTTGCCACTGCGGCATCAGCCGTCCCACTCACTGTTGCGTTGATGCACGTCGATAATCTTATTTGCGTTCGCCAGGTCTCGATTCGCCGCCATCGCACGAATTCGCGCACGAAGCGCTTCCTTCCGTTGCATGCACGCTGCAGCAATATCAAGCGAGCCTTCCTTGCGCAGGAGCAAAGCCGCAACGCCATCGATCACGAACTCTTCCCATCCGTTGGGCCAGTCGATCGCATCGGCGTCAAGCGCGAGCGGGACGTACGCAGGGATGTACCAAAGCCGGTACGTGCCGAGCGCGGAGTCATCAGGCGTGATGTAAATCTGGTTACCTACCCAGCGGTATTTCTTCTCGCGCGAGCGAAAGCCGTAATTGTACGCGCGTCGATTGCGCTCGTTGAACGCGAACCGCGGGACTTCGTACCACTCGCTTCCGTCCTGGAAATCAAGGCCCGTGACTTTGAATACCGTGGACGCGGGCGCGTAGGTGTTGCCCGTCGAAATCGTGAACTGAAGCGAAGTGGTCTTCTCGTCCTCGAACCGAGAGACCACCTCTTCATAGAGCTCTGCCGCCTCGCTATTGATAAGCGAAAGATGTTCCGCACCGGAAATAAATCCGGTGTTTTCCATATGCGCTCGCTCAAGCGAACGAGTCTTGAGCGTCGTCACCGAGACGGCAGTCATGGGTTACCTCAGCACTGGTCGAAGAAATCTTTCATCGCCTGCGCAAAACCCGAGGCATCGTCTGCCTTCAAAGCTTTCATCGCGGCCTTGGCAGAGAGAACGAGCCCGTCTCCGAGCTCGTCCGTCTCTTCGTCCACGTCCTCTTCGTCGCTCTTTTTCTTTCCCAGAAGCGCGACGGCAAAAGACGGTTTGTCCATGTCAGACCGTCGCGAGCGTGACTTGCACGAGTGAGGCGGGCGCCGTGCAGCCGAACTGGCCTTTGAGACCCGCGCGAACTTCCACGCCGTCGGCGTTCGACTGCCGAAGCAGCGACTGGCCGTCGTTCTCGATGAGTCGAATCGCCTTACCGATCGTGTAGAGCGCGCAGTACTCCATGTTGAGACCCCAAGCGGTATTTCGCTGACAGTTTTGGTCGGCGAGAACCGTGATGGGACCCATGGGGCCTTGAATGGTGAAGCCGGGAAAACCGATTTCCGTCGTCTTCTCCTTGACCTCGATGTAGCGCCGCGAGTCGTGAATGTTCTTGGTGAGCTTGCTCCACTGCGGGTAGCTCACGATGTAGTGGGTCAAACCGAAACCGAGCTCGGCCGGACGGTTCGCTGCTTCGATGAGAGCGTCCTCGATAGGCTCCGAAGAGCCGTTGTAGAAGTTGCCGTAGAGGCGCGAGTCAACGCTTCGGTCTTGGCCGTAGAAGCTTTCACCACCGCTCGGAGCCGTCGAGGGGCACCAGCCAGCAAGGCCCGTGAGCTTGAGGCGCGAAGGTGTTGCAGAGTCTTGACGGTCGCCCGAGAGGAAGAGGACGTCACTGACAGCGAGACCCGTGATGGTGCCGCTGAACGTGATGACTCCCGTACGACGATTAACCGCCGTTACGGTGCCGGTGCCATCGCGAAGTACCGCGGTCGACTCCGTGGACGAAGCGCGGAACTGCATGCCGACTTCCCAGCCGTGAACGTCGCTGATGACGCTAAGCGTGATGGGCGATGCCGTACCGGACCCGACTGTACCGCGCGCGCCGAAGCCACCACGGAAGAGGTCGTATGCGGTGTCATTTGCGAGCGTGTTGAGGATGCCGTCAATCTCGGTCGTCTTCGCTTCGAGCCATGCGCCCTCGTCGTCGCCCGATGCCTCCATGGCTTCGGTGTCGATCGTGACGGTGCCGTAGTTCTTGACGCGAGTAAGATAGAACGCGTCGACGCGTGACGAGGTTGCCGCAGCAATCGTTTGCGTGGTCGCAAAGTCAGCCGAGCGCGATTGCGGGTTGCTCGTGAGCACCGGAATCGGCATGCGGCGTCCGGGGAATTTTTCTTTTTTCTTGAGAAGCGCGAGGAGCGGGCGGTTCTTGTAGACGAGCTGCTCCGGCGTGCGTTTCTCGTAGTAATCCTTCAAAAATGCGTCGAACGAAGTCAGTGTGAGAGCCATGCGAACCCCTGGCGACCTTCGAGGTCGCGGTGCGTGTTGGGTCGGCGGTGTTGGCTCTCGCGCCGGTGTGACTTCGCGGGATGCTCTGCGCTGTCAGTGAGGCGCGGGCGTTAGGGCGTCCGGCCCTTGATCTTCGCGAGCGCCGCTTCTCGCGCCTCGTCGGCCGTCCACACCTTTCGTGTGGATGTGGCAGATGGCGCGGCGCCAGAAGTCTTGCCAGCGGTCAGCGTCGTCTGACTGAGCTTCTCTTTGCTTGCGACGAACCCAAGCTTGGCCGCTACCTTGTCGTGCGTTTTCAGCTTCGAAAGATTATCGAAATAGGTCTTCTCGAGCGCGTCAGCTGCGTCCTTGTGCGAGAGGATTTGACCCGTCTCTTTGTAGTGTGCGTCGGCGAGCTGATAGAGCAGCTTGTGGCCGCCAATCGCGTTGATCAGCGGGTAGTCGTCGGCGTTCTGTTCGACGAACGCGTGTTGCTGCTTCGTGTAGTCTGCAATCGCTTGCTCTTGCTGCGCTTGTGTGGCGCTCGCTTGCGCTGCAGTGATCTTGTCGTCTTGCGATTGCTTGTAGTCGCGGAATTCCTTCTGCAGATTCTCAAGCTTCGCTTCGGGCGTGTCCTTTTGAATCACGTGGTCGACGAGGTGCTGGAACGTCTTGCCCTTCTTCTCGAGGAGCGAGAGCACGGCCGAAGGGTCCGTCTCGATTTGCGCCAGGAGCGCGTCGTATTCTTCAGCGCGTTGCTTCGCTGCGGTCAGCGTTCCGCGCTCTGCTTCGAACGCGGCCATCTGCTCGCGCGACGAACGCTCACGGCGCGCAATCTCGGCGAGACCGCGACTGATGCGAACGTCTTCGTCAGGAACTGCAGGCGCTTCCGGTACGGGCGCCTCAACGGGTGTTTCGGCTTCATTTGACTCAGGCTCTGTCATACGCGGGCGCGCGCGTTAGGCCGCCATGGGAGGCATCTCGGGACCGGGTGGACCCATTGGCATCGGAGCTGGTGGTGGCGGAGGCATCTGCGCTTCGATTTCCTCGACGACGAGGTCGAGCCATTCGACGAGCAGGTCAAGCTTGGCCTTAGGCATCCCGTCAGCACTGCCGCGAAGGAACGCGTGGTGGCCCATCGTTTTGCAGAGCTCGAGGTTGTCGAACTTGGACGGCCGAATCATGCGGCCGCGTTCGATGATCATCTCAAGGTGAAACTTCACCATATCGACCGGCGCACTCGCCATCGACGTGAACTGTTTCAGGTCGGGATACTCGAGCAGCGATATCGCAAGCTCTTCCGGGAACTTGTTCGGGAACTCTTGGCGCAGCTCTTTGATAAATTGAAGCTTCCCAGCTGGCTGGGAGGGCAAGAAATTCACCGGGTAGCAGCGCAGCAGATACTTCGAATCTTCGATGTCCGCGGTTCCCCAGTCCACCGCGCGCGCGCTGTTGTGGTTCAACGCGAGCAGCTTCGGCGCCTTGTCTGTCTTGGCGAGATAACGCGTCAGTTCAATCGCAATGCGCGCGTCCGCTACGGAGAGTTCCTCGTAGCGTTGGCTCTTCAGTGCGAAGCGCTCGCTCTCCGTGTCCTTGTACTCTCGAAGCGCGACGCCGCTGTCGAGACCGCTCGGCTTCTGCGACGACGCGGACATGGCAGAGATGCCCGAAACGGAGAACATCTTCTGCCAGATGTTTTCCGCATGCGCGTAAATCTCCGAAGGCTGCGCGGGCGCAGTCATAACCGTTGGCGGCTTGCCGACGTAGCGGACTTCTTCGCCGATTTCGTTCGACAGCGTGCGGGCGATTTGCGTCCCGACGTCCATGAAGACGCGCGGAACGCAGGCGAAATGCTGCGATTGCTGAATAACACGAAGGACGCGGTTGAGCTCAAGCTGCAGTGGGTAGAGCTCGTCGACGAGCGACGTTCCCCAAAAGCCCTCTAGATCGTCCGCCCAGCGGTAGAACGTCGCGGGAAGCCACGTCCAATCCCAGCCCTCGCAGTGAAGCGCCGCGTCTTTGATGGTGATGCAATGGCGACCGTTCTCCGCTTCGCTGGCCGTCGATACGTGCCAGCTCTCAAGCGTTGTGACCCACGGCGATACGCTACCATTCGGCCGTTGCTGCGAAGCGAGTATGGCGACTTCGTGCTTCGGAAACATCTCGACGAGCTTGGCCGCGAGCACCGGACGAACGCGGTGCATCTGCCACGGTGCGCCTCTGCGAGCATCGTCGTCGTCGACAAGGAGCTCATTCGGCGCGATGCGTTCTTGGCGCACTTCGCTGTCTTCAATGAACCAAAGTTTTGCGCCGATACCGTACACCGCGGCGTCGAGAAACTGCCTCTGCATAGCGGGGTAGTTCTTGGAGGCGTCGAACAGCGCGTCCAGGTATGCGGTCATACCCTTTGCACGACGCTCCATGCTCCAGTCGCCGTCGTCGGTGAGAAATAGTGGGCGGGGCTTCGTTTTCGAGATACGCGCGGCCGCAGTATCGACGCAGGACCGAACGCCGTTGAACGTCAGCGCGTCGCTTTGCGGACTAGCCAGCATCTTGCCGTACTCGCCAAAGCCAAAGCCGCTGATAGCTTGGTTCTGATACATCCGCGCGTTGCGGAGCATGAGCGAACGGCGCCACGCTTGATTGGCTTCGATGCGCTTCGCGACGCCCCATACGCTCGTCGCGAGTTGCTTTTCGTCGACCTTTTGCCATTCGTAATCTTTGGCGGCCGAGCTCATGCGTCGCTCAAAAGCGATGCAGGGGTAAAGCCGTCTTCGGTCTCGAGGCGGTCGCTATCAGCCAGGCGGGCTAACGCGGGAGGCGAGCCGAACGTGCTAGGCAATGTCACCGCCTCGCGAACCATCGTCATCCCGCCGTCTGGAGTGACTTTGAGATGCGTGATTCCGTACCGTTGAGCGATGCGAGCGAGGGATTTTACCGTGCTTGGGTCCACGCCATGGGGCGGGTGTTAGTCACCGTGTCCGATGCATGGCTACGTGCTTCCGTAAATCTGCCGAATGCATTCGGTACGTTTCAGCCCTCCCAAAACGCCTTCCGCCTCGGCTTCTCCTCGTCGTCTTCAGGCTCGGTCGGCGCCACTGGCACCGTTTCGTCCGCTGCGAACGCCGTTGCGGCCCGCCATGCATACAGGCACGCGTCGCTTAGGTGGTTCTCGCACTGCGACGACTCGACCAGCTTGCCCTTGTGGAAGTGCCGGTCATCCCAAACCAGGTCTTCCCATTCCTTCCGCAACGGCGCGGTAGCAGCCACGGTCTTGATACGGCCCGTGATCAAGTCGGAGTTCATGTTCGCAATCGCGTCGGCTTTGTCGCGCTTCTCAGCAGCTTCGAGGGGTAGCGCGTGACGCTGCACAAGCTCCTCGACGGCTTGCTTGCTGGCGTTATCGACCACGATGCGTTCGAGCGCGTACCGGCCCTGGACGTGACGAACCCACTCGGCCACTTGCGAGACGATGAGCCCCGAGCGCTTCTCTGCTTCGAGCACGTAGATGGTCTTGTCCCGCTCGCGGAACCCCAATACGACAAGCGCGGTCGCATCGGTGTACCCCAAATCCACGCCCAGGATAAACCGCGTGCACACCGGCGGCTCGACGACGTCGTTGCGCTCCGGCTCGTACCGGTAGACGCGCATTGACGGGTCAATGGCCCACTCGCCGAGGTAGTGCTGTTTGAAGAGCGGCGTCTCTTTGATGAGCGGGTTTTCAATGACCAACTCGGAGATTTCACGCTCCCATTGCGCAGCGACGTGCGGATTGTCCGCGGCGCTCCACCGGTGCAGCGACCACCCCTGGACGGCGCCCGTTGTGACGTCGTGAAAGTAGTTTTTGACGTTGCCCGGCGTGCCAACCATCGCCAGCCATCCGCCGTAGTCCACGAGCGTAGGCCTCAAGATGGCGTGCACGAGATGCGACAGGTCGAAACGCATCGATGCCGACTCGTCGACCACCGCGCAGGCGAACTTCTGGCCTAGAATCTTCTCCGCTTCCTCAGGCTTCGCGTCGACGCCAAGCAGGTAAATCACCGAGCCGTTCGGCAGCGTGACCTCGAGCTCTGTCTCTTTGAAACGCGACCCGAGCTGAAACTCGCGGTCGATCGCTTTAAGGACGTCCTTGTACATAATGCGCTTCGCCGACAACCGCGTGAGCGAGACGTACAAACACGACACGCCCGGCCGCTTGAGCGCCTCGGTGAAGAGCGCGAGACCCTCGCCGTAGCTTTTGCCAGCTCTGCGCGTGCAGAGGGCAGTCTTGAACCGCGTCGTATCCTCGAGAAACGCTCGCTGCTGCGGGAACGCGGACTGGATGAGCGTGCCCGCATCGGTCGACGTGCCGAACTCGCGGCAGAGCTCTTCGAGGTAAGCGAGGTTCAATCGTCGTCGACATCGAACTCGCGGTTACCCCGCTTTGTGACAGCCTTGGCCTTGGGCGTTTCGATTGCGGTGATGGCTTCCGCAACCGTCGGCATCGGAAGCGGCGCGTCGATGGCCTCGGCGTACTGCAGCTCGGGCTTCGTCGGGATGGCAGGCGTCCAAGACTTGACCGATGCGCGCTCGACGAACGTCGAGAGGCCCGTCGACTTGTGCTTGATCTGAACCGTCCCGTCGCTGAACCGGTAAAACTCGAACGGAGTTGGATCTTGACCATCGCCACTCGACGGTACGTCCCATCCGGCAGCGCGCTCGGGGCCTGTCATCGCCTCGTGATGCGACGGAGGGAAGGCAACTGCGCTGGCAAAGTAAACAAGCTTGAGCGGGCCGGAGTATTCCACGCCCAGGCGCCGACGTTAGCTCACATCAGCTCAGGAGCCGGACGCGGTACCGGTCGCGGAGCTCGTCGTTCACCGCGAAGCCGCCCGAAAATGTCGTCCACGGCTCGCGCTTCGGGTTCACGTGCTCGTACAGTTTGCGCGCTATCCCAAAGCCACGAAACGGTTTTTTGACGTACACGTAGTAGACGTGGCCATCGCTCGGGCGCGCAGCGATAAACCCCGCGAACACGCCGTTGACCGTCGCGACCCGAATCACTCCCGTGTGCACCACGTCCTCCGTCACTTCCTTATGCGCCGCGGCATCCCATGGTCGTTCGGTCCGCCTTGCATACTCGCGAGCTCCGATGCGCCATGCGTCGAAAACGAACGGCTCGTGCTCTGGCCCGGCCACGCCGACGCCGACCGAATCGCTCATAGCTCGCCCCGCGCCTTCAACGCCGCGGCCGCTTCGATGATCGTCTCTTCAATCTTCGCCCGCGCAACCCCATGAAAGTCCACGTGTTTATTCCCTGCTCGCTTCACGGCCGCCCAGGTAGCGGCGACCTTCGCCACTGCACTCGGATCGCCGCTCTCCGTTGCCATCATAAGCGCGTTTTCCAAGTGATAATCGACAGTTGCGTCGAGGTAGTTCTCGTTCGCTATCTCCGCTTTCGCCCTACGCGACGCTTCAGACGTGTCGTCCTGCACTTGGATTAGAGACAGGCCCCACTCACGTGCTAGATGCTTGTCCGTCTTGCCACGCTGATACACACAACGGCGCATCATGTCGGCGATGATCTCAATCCGCTCGGCAATTGGTGGGTGCGACGCCATGACCTGGGAAAATCGTTAGAGCGCTCGGATAACTGTCATGCGGTTTGTTAGGGCCTTTTCCGGCGCTCAAGTATTTTCACTGCGAATGCACGGCTCGAGAAACCGCAAGTAAGTACTCGCGGATAGCGCTCGACGGGCTCATGCGCATCGTGCGAGCAAAGGCTTTCATCACGCAAAGCTCGGCCTCCGATATGCGAATCACAATCGTCTTCTTGCGCTGCTCGCGACCCGTGAGCGTCGGGGGACGTCCGCGCTTCTTGCTCGCCTTCTCACGCTCCGGAGCGGTCCTGGCCCACCATGCTTCTCGCTTCTTTTCGTACGCTTGCTTGATCTGCGAGATGGTCCAAATCGAGGTCCCCACCCGCTTGGCGATATCCCGATACGCCTCGCCCCTCGCGACTGACTCATAGACCTCTCGATGCATAGGCGTCTCGAACCGGGCCTGAGCCGCGTATTCAACCATCTGCGATTGCCATTCGAGCTGAGACTCCATGTCCCGATGCTGCAAGTCCGGGCTCGTCTTGAGCCACTGCGGGTCTGCTCCGTCCCGACGCTGGTACTCCGCATCGACGTAGCCACCCGAGTCGAGCAGGTCGTCGTACTTGCGCTTGAGCGCGGCGAATTCACCGCGCGATAGATTCCGTTGCTCCGCCGGCAAAGGCTTGCTCATACGTCACCTCCGGTTTAATCTGGTGGTGTCCTTCGTTCGGTTCTCCTGCCGCCTCGCTCGATTCCCCCCGAGTGAGGCGGTTTCTATTTTAGCGCATATTTACGCTGAAGAGCGCGATAGCGGCTTCCCAGTAGGGATGCAGCATGTCCTGTACTCGACATTCTAGCGTTGAAGTGGATCCATTAAGCAAGTCGCTCACCGACCACTCGTGCGCGGCAAAACACTGCATTTCGGCCGTCACTGACTGTTTGTTGATCGCCGCCAACATCTCGTACCGCCGACGCATCTTGGCAGGCAGCCGAACGCTAACTGTCTCCGTCGCAATCAACCGGCCGTTGCTTACACTGTAGGTTCGTTTCGTTTGCCCCTCAGCGCCTCGCTAAGCGCCTCGACGGCCCGGGCATGGTCTGAGATGGCCTCGGCCACGTCGGCGACGCCTGAGGCCAGCTGAGACAGCGCATTGCCTATCGACGTGCCCGTCATGACCAGGGCTTCGGCCAGGGAGAGGCCGTCAACGGGCTTCCCATGCGCCTCAATAGACGCTATTCGCCCTGCTAAACGCTCAATTGCTTCGATTATTGCCCTGTCTACCATGATGTTCTCCCAGTGATACCTATTGTGACTAATGCAGAGTGCACACGAGTAACACGCCAAACCCTGCAAATATCCCTCTTGTTATTACTGTTACTATTGTTACTAATAATAATAATAATAAGTAATAAATAGAATATTGTATATTTTATACCTTTTGGAAAAAGTTCCAGTGACGCGTGACAAGGGGTCACTAGTCACGCGACGGGACCCATGCCTTGAACGTTTTTTCCCCCTGTCGGATGGTCTTGTAAACCCTCCCCAATTTCCGCATTATCTTGCCAATACGCTTACTTAGCTTCATGTCGAGGTTGCTTAGGTCGACGCCCAAACACGTGGACGTCACCTGGACGGTGGTCACCGGGTCGTTGGGGCGTTGGGCGAGCCACTCGTGGAGGGGGGCTTCCCACGGGTCCCCGGCGACGAAGTGTTCGGCCGCCTCTGAGCGGATTGACTCGACGTCCACAGCAAGCCACCAGGGCTCGCCCCCCCGGTACGCCGCCATGGCCTCGGCCCAGATCTGGTCTCGCCAGTCGGCGACGAGGGCTCGGTCCACGGGGGTCGTAACCTCGATCGTCCAGAAGCGCCTGGTGCCGGTGTCCTGAGAGAGGAACCGTAGTTCGTTGGTCGTACCAGCAAAGACCGAGTGCCGGTCGAGCGCTTCGTTGATCCGGCCATACGATCGGCGAAGAACGTCAGAACGCGTGGTAATGAACGCTTTGATCTTGCCAGCGTCGAATCCGGTGGTCAGCTGGTCGATTTCGGCGAGCTCGGTTATCCAGGTCCTCCGGAGCCTAAGCATCCCGTCCCTGTCAGGCGTCATGAACGTGTCAGAAAACCAGGGCGAGGCGAGCGCATCGAAGAAGCTCGACTTGAAGTACCCCTGCGGCCCGCAGAGGACTAGGATCGCATCGGCCTTGCAGCCTGGACGCATGGCACGCGCAACGGCGCTGATGAGCCACGCACGAAGCATGGCTTGGTTCACCTCGGTTGGGTCGATGTGCCCGAGTATGTGATGCAGGATGCGCCCGATCCACGGCTTGCCATCCCACACTAATGCCTCGAGGTAGCGGCGAACGGGATGGTACGAACGCTCAGATGCGATGTGCACAATCCCATTCCACATCATGTCTAGCGCCACGTTCATCCCATGCTTCTTGGCAAACACTTGCTCTCTCAGCTCGCCGAGTCGTGCGTCGGTCAGTGCGATCCCTTTCCACTCTGGCGTTTCCGTTACTTCGTTCCAGGCGAGGTCCGTATCGTGGCGCAAGATGAGCGCGACGTTGCCGTAGGTTTTGCAAAGTCCGCCCTTCTCGGAGTACGCCAGAAGCTTGCGCCATTCGTCGCCAGGGCTTGACGTTGGCGGCGGCATCACGGGAATGCGCATGTTCGTGACAGAGCTAGCGGGCGATTTTCGCGCGGTCGCAAGCGCCGATGCGATGGTCTTTTCGATTTCCAGATCATCGAGCCCTGCTGCGCGAGCAGCATCGGCGATGGGACCGGCGTGAGCTTCTGGATCTAAGTCGTGAGAGAGCAGGACCTCGAACGCGTGCGTTGCCTTGGAGAACAGCGTGTGATTGCGTTCCCCATCGCCAGCCGACGCGATGTCCGCGCAGACGCCATCAAGCGTTGCGGACACGTAGCCTTTGGATTTGCCGCCAGCGATGACGCGCATGGGTCGTTGAACGAGCGTGTCTTTCGCGGCTGATGCTATAGCGAAGAGCCAGTCAGGTATGGGTACGATCGGGACAAGGGGTCCCCATGAATACTGTCCGCCTTTGTAATGCTGAGAAGGCGCAACGACGATTTGTCCGCCTCCTACGCGCAGATCGATCCCATCCGCGATGCGCTTGTTTGCGAGGCACTTACGCTGCGCTGGTGTCAACGAGTAAAGCAAGTGCCGTCCGCGTCCAGAGCCTGAGAAGGCCGTGAGCGTCTCAGGAAGAATCTTACCTTCGGCGGCCCACGCTTCGATGGTGGCCTCCTTATCCGTGTCGAGCGCGCAAAGATGCGGCGGAATAGGGATGCCGATATTGCCCGTATGGCTACGAAACATGTCACGCGCTTCATCAGGCGTGCGCGCTGCTTTATCTGCCCACTTCACGCCAATGGGATGCTTGCCTGGCGTCTTGCACTGAGAGCCAGCGGGACAGAGGCAGACGCCCTGCGGCGTGACACCGTACACGCGGATGACAGGCCAGTTGTTTTCCGTGTAGAGTACAGCCGCTTCAAAAACGGAATGCCCGTCGGTGGGTAACCAATTTACTGCAGACATTCCAGCGCCTCCTCAACGGTTCGAACTACGTGAATCAGTGCGCCGTGTTTGCGCGCATGCTCGTGCCATGCACGCTGCTCAGACGAGACGCGCCCCGTCGCGGTCTTGACCTCAAGTCCAAGGAACCGCCCGTCGACGATGCCGACGAGATCGGGACTGCCCACACCCAGGCCGTACCGGACTTTATGTTCGCCGTCATAGCCGACGTTATTGCGCCAGAGCGCGACGCGTTGGGTCTTAGAGAGGGCGTGCCAGATGCTGCGCATGAGGGGGGTTTCACTCACGACGGCCGCTCCAGCGCCAACGCAAACAACACCGAACACGCCGCATGCGCGAGATGTGGGAGGCCTGATTCTGGATCGGCGTGCTCGCCCTCGATGACCCGCGCGAGATGCCGCATCGCCGCGTTGACGTACCGACGCTCACCGTCCTCGACGAGCAGCCAGTTGTCTGGATCGCCGTATTTATGAACGCCGTATTCTCGGACTCGGATGACGCAGTCGAGCGCGCCGAACATGCCGCGCAGGAGATGCCATTTGGGTTTGCCGGTATCGTTCTTACTCAAGCCGCCCTCCTTCCGCTGCACAATGCACGTATCGCCTGAGACGGCTGCGAACCGTAAACTGCACGGTATTTCGCGAACGCCCAACCGGGCTTGTATCCAAGCTCCCGCGCGTTCTGAAGCCAGCGCGTGAGCGTGTCGGCGCGCGTCTGATCGTCCTCGCGACGCTTCGCTGCGAATCGAATCGCTCGCATCGCGTCGCCCGTGATCTTAATCTCCACGCCATCGACCGTGTCCGGAGCGTAGCCGCACGACGAGCACGGGTATTCCGTGATGCTGGTACCGCAGCATGCGCAGAATTTTAGGTCGTCTTTCAAGCGGATAGGCTTGCCGAACAGACTGAATTCTCGCTCCGCATCGGGCGCGCCGTGGACGTGCGAAACGCCGCGGAGGTCGACGAGGAGAGCGTCGGTCTTGCCCGGCGCTGGGCGTAGGATGCGTCCAACAATTTGCAGGTACATCCCAGGCGAGCCGCACCCACGGGCAAGGATACATGCCGATGTGGAGGGCGCGTCGAATCCCTCTGTGAGGACGTTCACATTCACGAGCACGCGAGCCGTACCGTCCCGGAACGCATCGACCGCAGCCGTCCGGTCCTCGCTTCGCATCTTCGAGTGCACGACGACCGCCCCGAGCTCGCCCGCCCACTCCTCAGCTCTGGCGATATCCGGCGCGAACACGATGGTAGGCCGGTCGCCGCAGTGCGCGCGGTACGCAGCGACGGGATGCTGCGCGAGCTGTCCGGACTCTAAAGCACGGTCCGGACCGATGACGCGACAGGGAACGAGATGGCCCGCTGCGGTGAGCTCACGGATAGACGCCACGACGTGCATATGGTCGAACAGTTCGAAGAGGCCGCGCCCATCGGCGCGCTCGGGTGTTGCTGTCAGGCCGAGGCGGTAGCGGTACCCAGATACGATATTACTGTATTCGTCAGCGGCCAGGTGATGGGCCTCATCGCATATTGCCAAGTCCGCCTCAGGACGTAGCGAGCGCGCGAGCAGTGTCTGCAGCATCGCAATCTGCAGCGGAGCGGGACGTACCGGACGGGACTGGACGGAGCTGATGATGCCCGCTTCGATGCCGAGCGATGTGGCAGCGTCGTACGTCTGTTCGATGAGCTCCTTACGATGCGCGAGCCACAAGGCGCGCTTGCCACGCGCGATGGCGCGTGCTGCTGCGGCTAATCCGATGCGAGTTTTTCCCGCTCCGGTCGGCGCAACCAAAAGCACCGCTTCGCGACCTGACGTGAACGCTTCGCCAACCGCATCGAGTGCGGCGGATTGGTAGGGGCGGAGCGTCACGACGCCCACCCCGGGGAATGATCAACTCCGCTTGCACGGCACTTGCGCCGCCGCAGGTAGCGAAGGATGGCGCGGAGGAGTCTCATTTAGCCCTGCGCTTCGTTGTGATGCGGACGAAAACAAGATTCTTGCGACCGCTGACGACAGCGAGATCTTTCGCTTCAGAGAGAGAGCGCATTCGCCAATAAGGCCCATCATTATTTTTCGATCGGACGACAAGCGTCTCGTTGTCACTCGTCCGCACTTCCCATCGCACGCTGGTTATTTCCCAGTGCTTCAACGCGCTACTTCGCCCATCGACTCAATCGCGCTGCGCTCGATACGCAGCATATTGACAGGCATTCTCTGCACGTCTTTCCAAGACTTCTCAGAAAACGCACCGGTCTCATACACGATGCTCGGCTCTTTTAGCCAAACCAGATCGTGCGTAATTTCTACAAGCTCTCCCGTGTAAATATAATTTGCAGCAAAAACAATAACCTGGCTTCCAACTAATGATTTCAAATGGACCCCGCTCCCGACTTAGACCACGACCACGACTTCGACCCCGACCACGACCACGACTTCGAACCCGACTTCGACCACGACTTCGAACCCGACCGCGACCACAACCACGACCGCGACCCCGACTTCGAACCCGACCACAACTTCGGCCGCGCCCGAATCCTTCTTCGCTGATATTTGATGCCCGTTTCGAGCTCTATATCCAGCAA